TTCGACAGGTCTGTTTTGAGTCCGACGATTCGGGTTGACATCAACTACGTTCCGCCACAGGTTGAGGTTGTTACTGTCAATATCAGCGGTGTACCTGCACCAACTGCTGCAGAGATAGCAGCGGCGGTATGGGGTTATGAGAGATGAGTGATGCTTGGGATACTTTAGTTGCTGTATCAGCCGCTGGTGATGCGTGGGAACGGCTAACTACCGTGTCGGGTGGTGATACTGCCGACTGCAATCCTGGCATTACGCTAAGCGAGATTAAATTCTCGCTACCGCAAGAGGTTGTTAGAGCTAACGTACTTGAAGTGCTACCAGCTCTTAAGATACACCAAGAGGACTTACGGCTAACAGTTGTAAATGGTACGATAACTGCATCTGTGCAAGGATAATTATTTATGGCTACCATTAAACGTAAGCAAGGTAACGCTTTGCGCCTTAGTATTCCTGGGGAATCTTTTGATCTCGTAGACGCTACGTGGGCGAACTGGTCAGGAACATATAAGATATTTGACAGCGATGGGATAGAAGCACTGTCAGGTAACCTTACTAAGCATGCTACTACACTAGGGCAGTTTTACATCATTATCGGCGCTACTGCTATGTCTTCGTTGTTAGTAGGCACTTACACCGTCGTGGCAGAGATTGTTAACGTAGCTGCTGATTATGTGTTAGAGACAGAAGACCAGGCGTTACTAATAACTGCGCAAAGAATGTGAGTCAGTTTATAATGTCAATAATTGACATTTCTGAAAGGACATCAAATGAAAGATTTAAAAGCCGCCGCAGATACGTTTAAAGAAACCTCATTTGCTGCTAAGGGTATCAGGAAGTCAGATATCGCAGAAGTTATGTCTACGCCTCCTGAGGGCTTAAAGCCTGGCCTGGGAAGGAATGTTGGTACAGGTCGTTTGTTTAATGCGGCAAGAGAATTTGGTGAGAAGGTAGCTAAACCATTTATGCGCAGAGCTGCCATACTTGGGACGCTCGGTGATTTAGCTGAATACTCCGAGGAACAACGCCGTGGAAGACAAAGTACCAGGCGTGAGGATATTTCCGGCGGGCCTGGAGCTGAGATATCTTCTAGTGGCTCGCCTATTAAGGTTATTCCTCGCATAGCGCAGGATAACCCTGACGATGTAGCAAGGGCCAAGTTTGAGTATGACAAACGGTTTGGAGCTAAAAAGGCTAGTACTGAAGCTGATGCTAAACCAAATAGTACTGTGAGTAAAAAGAGATCTTACAGCCATGATATAAGTGATAAGCAAAAGAAAAATATACGTGGGCAGGCTATGGCTGACATGAAGCGTCGTGCAGACGCAGGAGATACATTCTGGGCTGAGCAACTGCGTCGGGCAGAGGAAGAGTAGTGAATACTTATATTTATGATAAGTTAGCTGCGTGGAGAGAAAGTCCTCTTTTGTTCGCAACTGAGTGCTTGCAGGTAGTGCCATCTGAGCAGCAGGTATTTGCCCTGACGTCGTTTAACAAGGCTAAGCGGACTAGCATACGATCAGGGCACGGATGTGGAAAAAGTTCTTGTGCTAGTTGGTTAATACTGTGGTTTCTATGCACAAGACCTTATGCGAAGGTGGCGTGTACAGCGCCAACTAGTAGACAGCTTTCTGACATACTATGGTCAGAGATGTCTAAGTGGCTCAGGAAAAGTGTTTTAAACGACGAGTTTGTTATACAAAAGGATAAGATTTTTCACAAAAGTGCACCTAAGGAGTGGTGGGCAAGAGCCATTTCGCCAAGTGTTAAGTCTAGTAAAGATGAGCAGGCTGAAACGCTTGCCGGTCTTCACGGTGACCATCTTCTGATAGTATGCGACGAAGCATCTGGTATACCAGACCCTGTGTTTATTCCGCTCGAGGGCGCCATGACACAGGATGATAACAAGGTTCTACTGATTGGTAACATGACTAGGAATACTGGGTATTTCTACGAAACGCACTTTAAGACCGGTGTTAGGGAGAATTGGAACTGCCTGCACTGGGATTCAAGAGAAAGCTCAAACGTTACTCCAGATATGGTCAATTACTTCGCTAAGAAGTATGGTATTGACTCGAATGTGTTTAGAATCAGGGTAATGGGTGAACCGCCGCTGGATAGTGAAAACACGCTTATACCTATGGCGTGGGCTATGCAGTGTATGGATAATGAGGTAATTATACCAGAAGATGAACCGTTGTACCTTGGTGTGGACGTAGCTAGGTACGGTGAGGATAGTAGTGTTATATTACCACGCCAAGGGCTGAAAATATCCCCGTGGCAGACGTTCCAGAGTATGGACACAATAACGCTTGGCGGCTTTATTAACGAGGCGTATGTTGACCAGGATGCGTCAGGGTTAGCTATAGATGAGATTGGCGTTGGTGCTGGTGTTACTGACTGGCTACTTAAGCACGGACGGCTGAAGTGCTTTGGTGTAAACGTAGCAAGGGCTAGTAGTGATATAACTAAGTATGACCGACTTCGCGACGAACTATGGATTAGGGTCAGAGATAAGTGTATGCGTAATCAGTACCAATTCCCTTCTGGCGAGCTTGGTCAGACATTGTGCGATGAATTGTCGCAGCCTACGTACACCTTTAACGCTCATGGCGGGTATAAGGTAGAATCAAAGAGGGATATGAAATCACGTGGAGTTATGTCTCCGAATATTGCTGATGCGTTATGCCTTACTGAGTATTTTGCTTCTTTTTCTAACCGTGTGTTTGGTAGCAAGTCTCCTCTCGATAAGAAAAAGAGTAGGCTTGGCGCGTCATCAGATGCATGGATGTACATGTGAGGATATTGTTATGGGCAAGAACTTTTATGTTAAAGGTACTGGAATAGCCGGTAAAGACGGATATGTACCGAGGGAAGGTGTAGAAAGAGTAAACGATCTATACCCTACATTTAAAAGCATGTCAGGTAGTATTACTCAGGGTAAGGCTGGTAAGGATGGGCTGTCAGAGACAGCTGTCATGCATGGTGTTGCTATGAAAGAGAGCAGCATGCGTAATACGTCCAGAGGGTATTTATACAACTTCGACGATACAGCTGCGCAGAAAGAGTATAAAGATTCAGCCATGCGCAGAGGCAGTAATATAGCCGGTGTGCATGCTATGAAGCAAGAAGCTGAAAGTGTCGCTGTACCGAGGTTATTAAATGAGTATAATAGTCCGATAATCAAAAAAGCTATAGCCGATAAGGTAAAGAATGATAGTACAAAGAATAGGGATATAGGCGCAGCATTTACTGTGATGCAGGATAAGATGAGTAAAAGCCGCACACTCGACGAAGGTCTGCGAGCCTGGAGAGGTAAAAACTCAGAGCCAGAGTATCCAAAGCACGTTAAGGTACTAGCAACTAAGATACGTGAATCTTTCTAGGAGTAATAATATGCCATGTGCAAGTTTAGAGCAGTCATTACAATGGCTCAGTGAGGCAGAGCGATCTTCGCCAGAAGTAACAGCTCGCAAAACTGGTATGGAAGATTATAGATTCTACGCCGGTAAGCAGGACAGCCAAGATGTGCTGACTAAACTTGCTGATCAGCGACGCCCAGCCACTGTATACAATGAGGTTAAACCTAAGATTGATATGCTGATAGGGTTGGCCGCTCAGAGTAAGCATGAGCCTAGTTTACTTCCTGTAGGTGTTGAAGATGAAGCTTTAGTGCAGTTGCTGCAAGGCACGTTAAAGCACTACAGAAAGTCAATAAAGCTTACACGTAAAGAGTTGGAGTGTTTCGCGCATATGGTAAAGTGCGGTAGGAGTTTGCTGCACTTTTGGGTAGACACGGCTAACCCGTATGAACCAAAGATTTGTGCTACACGGGTTCCTACTTATAACTTTTACGTAGATAATAACAGCACGGAGTATGACTTAAGCGATGCTAGGTTTTTATTCATCGACAAGTGGCTAGAGGCATCCGAGATAGCAGCCAGATTCGGTCTTGACGAAGAAGAAGTTAAGCAAAGTGCTAGTTACGGCGGAGCATTTGGTAGTTACAACTACGGCGGTACGCTACAGTATACTGATATTCCAGTGTTTTTCAATGAGGGAAGAAGGAAGTACAGAATCGTCGAGAATTGGTACTACCAGTATGAGAAGTTCATATACTGCATAAACCCTATGACTGGGAAACCAGAACGAATGGAAGTTAAACAGTTTGATAAGTTTAAGGAGGCAATGCTAGCTGGTATAGATACTCCTAATGGTAGAGTGCAAATTAGTACAGCCGATCAGCTGCAGCCGATAGATTCGTTTGACAAGCAGTATTACTACCGTATATTTAGTGGTAGTAAAGAGTATGCAGGTGGCAAAAGTCCCTTACGTTACAATGGTATACCTTGTGCGTTTTACGGAGCTTACCATGATGAGGACGAAAACACTTGGTTCTCAGCTGTCAAGATGCAGAAAGACCCGCAAAAAGCACTTAATACTATGCGCCGGCAGTTGCAACACCTACTGCAGACATTACCGAAAGGTATACTTGCGCATGAAGCGGGAGCTATTCTTAACATTGAAGAATACGAGCAGCGAAGCGCAGAGCCTAATTTTCACTTGGAAGTAACACAGGGAGGGCTGGACAGGTTTAAGTTTATTCAGCAGCCGCAAATCAGCCCTATATATCAGCAAATAGATATAACTATGTCGCAGTCTATGAAGGACGCTTCTGGTATACAGAATGAGATGATGGGTGTACAAACTACGTCTAGGGAGCCAGGTGTTACAGTACGGCAAAGACAAGAGACTGGACTTGCGGTACTGTTCAGTTTGTATGACAACTTTCAAGAGTCTAGACTACTGGGTGACAAGATATTATTAAGCATGGTGCAGCAGTATGTTACAGCTGAAAAAATAGTTCGCATAGAAGGCCCTGAGGGCGAACAACTGCTGCAAATAAACTCTCAGCTTAATCCGGCGTCACCTGGCTTTAATGACATAACAACTGGCGAGTTCGACATAAGTTTCGCTGAGCAGATAGAAAGCCCGTCGCAAAGAGCTACCACGGCGCAGATATTAACTGAGTTTAGTCAGAATAATCCTGGAACTATTCCTCCGGAGTTGATATTAGACTACTTGGATGCTCCGTACACAGTGAAGCAACAGATAAAGCAATATAGAGAGCAGCAGGCTGAGGCGCAAGCTAAACAAGCCGACACAGAGCTGCAGCTTAAGTTAGCTGAGCTAGAGATAAAAGCTAAGGATATAGAGTATAAAAAAGAGATTGAAACTATTAAGGCCAGAAGCCTGTCCAAACAAAAACCTACAGGAGGTAAGTAATGGCAAACAAAGGAGCATGGGGATACTTTATTGACGGTGTGAAAAGTCTTGCCAGCCCCACCAAGGGTGCAGCGGCCGCAGAGCCAAAAAAGCCTGAGCCTGCTAAGCCTACTGATAACGTTCAGGATGGTGTTAACGCAATCAGAGAAAATGCAAGGAAAAAGAAGCTGGAGATGCAAAACGCAGGTAACTAAACTAAAAAGGAGTAAGAGATGTCAGACCCAGTTATGCATGAGATTCCTCAAGAGGCAGATACCAATATTTTTGCTGCGCTTGACTCACCGCAAGAGGATGGAGTAGAAGTTGAAGGTAACGCAGACAATAACGCGGATGGGAGTACTGAGGTAAAGCCAGAGCAGATCGAAACATCTGCCGTAGAACAGACCCAGCAAGAAGTCGACGACAGTTTACAGCTGCGGCAACTATTACGTAGCCAAAAAATGGAACTGGAACTACTTAAAAGTACAGTTTCCAGGCACGAAGCCGTACAAAACTCAGAGGTCGGCGACGACATCCCGCTGTCTGATGTAGAACAACTGCAGAATGATATCGCAGAGTTAGGTGAAAGTAGGTCATCAGAGATTTCTTTACTTCTCGAGACTATGGAACTTAATCCTAAATATGAGGATGTTAAGGCAGTTTGCTCTAGAAACAACTTCGATGACATTCTTGATCTAGCTGCCACTGATGTAGCTACTAAAGCTGGCATATCAGAAACAGCAGCTATGCTGTTACTGGAAAAAGAGGTCTGGTCTCAGCCTAACCCTTATAAGTATATGTACGATCTTATAAAGGGGTATCACCCGAAGTACACTGCAGCAGATGTAAAGCCTGCCACGGCAGGTAGAGTAGTAGCGGCTAATGCGCCAGTAAGCGTATCTGGACTGGGCGGTGACGCTGATATAACCAGCGGCTGGTCGTCAAGTACGATGGACGCTATGGCAGAATCTGATCTGGGTAAAGTTCCACCAGATATCTACGAGAAGTATTTGCAAGGTACTCTTGCATAACATGAAAGGATGATCGTATGTCTGATCCAAAAACACAATTTTTGACTAATGACCCGCTTACCAGGAAACGTTGGGCGCGGGATCTATTCCAAGTTATTCTTCCTGAGGTAGAGTTCAATGACCTGATTGGTACAGGCTCTGATGCTATTGTTCAGACTCGGACCGAGCTCGGTAAAGGCGAAGGCGATAACCTGAAGTTTGGCATTCGTTTGCCACTTACTGGTGAAGGTGTTGTTGGTAATGACACCCTGGAAGGTAACGAAGAGAAGCTGCGTTTCCGTGATTTCAGCATGACTATCGAAGAACTGAACCATGCTGTTGACACTGGTGGCCGTATGGAAGAGCAACGTGTTCCGTACAACCTGATGCAGGAAGGTAAGAACGGTCTGCAAGACTGGTGGAGTCAGAAGCTGTCTGACGTGCTGGTAAATACCCTGGCTGGTAACAGTGCCTTTAGGGTAGCTGGTAAGGTATTCGCGCAGGCGATTACTGAGCCTGATGCTTATCATATGGTAACTCCTGGAAGCAAGGCTGAGAACGCCCTGACCGTCGGTGACGAAATGACTCTGGACGTGCTGGATAAGATGAAGCAGCAAGCAGAGCTGATGAACAAAATTGGTGGTTATAAGGTCCGTGGAACCAAGCGTCAGGGCAAGACTTACTATCAAGTCCTCATGCACAACTACGTATTTGACCAGCTGCGTAAAAACGTCAACATCGGTCAGTGGGGCGATTTGCTTCGTAGCGCTGGCAAGCTTAGCATGCCACAGATTGAACTTGAGTACAACGGTCTGCTGATTCGTCGCTCTGAGCGTTTGCCGATGGTGTACGGTACTAACGGTGCCGGTTCGTACAGAACTCTTTTGCTCGGTTCACAGGCCGCTTGTTTCGCCTGGGGTGGTGCTGGTGAGAGTAAGTCTACCACCATGTCATTCACTCCGTACACCCGCGACGCAGAGCGTTTCGTAATGGTTCGTGGAGGCGGTATCTTCGGTATGAAGAAGGTTCAGTTCGACACTGCTGGCAATGGCGTACAAGACTACGGTGTCATGGTTGGGTCTACTTATGCCACTCCGTTGACTGCGTAATTAACTGTAAAGGAGAAACACTATGGCTAACGTAGCCAAACCCTGCAATGCCTACGCTGGTGGAGAAGCCATGCGTTGGGCCAAGTCAAGATATGTAACTGGCGCTGATGGCGACAACTCGTATCTTGTCGTTCCGGTACCAAAGAAGGCTCTTGTGTCAAGAGTACTGTTGGAAACCACAACTGGTCAGACAGCGGCGTCCACAGGTACTGTGTCAGTTGGCTTTACTGGTAATGGAGAGGTACAAAGTGACGTGTACTTCAAAACAGCGGCGCTAGTAACAGCCACTGGCATTACTGAGCTGACTGCTACCAATGCTGGCGCTAAGTATTTCGAAACTGCCGGTGGTGCCATTACCATCGCTATTGCCAAAGGTACGTCAGCTGCTGATTACGTTGGTCGTGTCTTCGTTGAGTACACCGTTATTTACTAGGAGGTAGCCAATGGCTGCAAGTGTAATTGATAAGCAAAGAAATGATGCCAGGGGTCAGACTTTGGAAAACCCCTTTTGGCTCACCGGCCCGCAAATGGGTGTGAGCGATCTTAAGAATAAGAAGTGCGTAGTTGCACTGTTGAAGCCTGGTGCGTATGTTATTGAAGACATCTTTACTGAAATCTCTACTGCCCTGGCTGGAGTTGCAAGTTTAGATGTTACTATAGCTGGTGTACTTCCGGCCGACGTAAGTAACGGTGTTGTGACAGCAGGTGCTACGCTGCAGAGCGAAACTACGGTTAAGCTTGCTACCAGCGCAACTGGATTCGGTGGTCTGTCTACTAGTATCAATTTCGTAAGTGTTACTAACTACGTAGCGCTGATTATGAAGGAATTGACTGGAACTCCTGATACCATGACTGCCGGTGTTGCACGTGTATCTTTCCGCATGTCACGAGTACCTATGTATGCGTAGGTAGTCAGTACTAAATGTCAATAATTGACATTTCTGGGGGTGTTATGACATACAGTGAGTTAGTAAATGAAACAATGGCTATGGTGCAGGATAGTAGCAAGTACGACGACATTCGGAGCTACGTCAATATGGCACTGCAAGAGCTCACTGCTGTTGTAGCACTCCCAGAGTTTAAGGCTGCCGCCTCTGTAGATACACTGGTTGATACTCCATATGTAGCGCTACAGGTGTTACCAGATAGGTATGTGGGTGGTATACTGAAGCTGTACGGGGAAAGTGTTAAGGGCGTCAAGATTTATGCTACACTTGACGACATGATTGATAGTGAGGATATATCTGATATAACTACTGTTGGTACAGCTATTGAAGCTGTTGCGGTCGAGGGTAGTAATATTTGGTATTATCCTATGCCAGAGGTTCCAGTTACTCTATCAGTACTGTATTACACCACACATCCAAGGCTGTATGCGGACGACGAGGCTGTGACGTTGTTTCCTGATTATATTCAACGCCAGGCTGTGTGTAGTAGTGCCGCAGCTATGTGCTTTGAGAAGATTGAGGATGGGCTGGATGGTGAGAAGATAAATACTGCGGCGTATAGGCTGATGGCTAAGGAAGGTATACAGAAGTTTCGCGAGTGGGCAACTAAGAATAAAAAGCATTTTATCTCTAGTGTCTGGAGTGCGTAATGAAGCCTCTTACAGTACTGCACAAAGTAATAGGAATTAACGCAAACTGGAATGCAGCTGTGGTAGATCCAGATGCTGATAATGGCATGTACGTTCAGAATTGCGTTGGTATTACGCCTACAGATGGTGGGTTACTTACACTAGATCCAGGATGTATGCTGGTTAAGGGCCTGTCTGGTACAGTTACTGCGGTGTTTGGTGGAAATGGGCTGCTGTTCACGCAGGTAGGTAGTGTGTTGTACCGTATTGACTTTGACATTGTGACGGCTATAACTGGGCTTACGGTTACAGGTGTAGCTAGTGGCGTTGTTACTATGGTTGACACTAAAGTAACTGTTGGTAGTGTTGTGTACAGCATACCGCATGGGCTGAGCGTAGCTACAGTATGTGTATGCACTCCGCCGAAGCCGCAGACATCGAAGGTGTACAGTTCTGTTCCACCATTTACAAAGGCCTTCATGCACGGTGGTTCACTGGTAGTTGTAGCAGGGGCATTTTTACAGTTTAGTGCAGTTAATAACTGGAATTGTTTTGACCTGAAGGATACATTTATCTGGGGCGGGTCTACAATACGTAATGCTACAAACACGCCAAGTTGTATTGTGGCTGTGACTGACACTAAGGTTATAGTACTTGTCGGGAAGAATAAGAAAGATTTTGTTTATTCCGAGTATGACATTAAATGCCATGCTGGGTCGTTGGCTGCTGGATACCATAGTAAAGTAGGGCATACACATACATTCTTGTCAGACGTTGGCGTATTCGTAGTAGATGATACCGGCAAACTTACCAACGTGGCTTATGATAAGGTAAAGTCTGAAACTTTTGACTATGTGTATACATCTGCAGTAGTAACTGAAAAAGGGTACTTCGCGTA